TGCTCTCGGCTAACCCAATTAGGCCTTCTGGAAAGTCTAGGTTCAGAGAAGCTGATTCTGATGAGGACAGCTTAGATGAAGAGGACGACGATGTTGTTGTCCACCTGTCAATGAAGGATGATGATGCTCCAGTCAAGGTTGATAGGATGGTCAAAAACATCTGGAATGAGCCTATGAGCAAATCTAGAAAGAAGACTGGCGGCCCTGGAAAGACGCACATGCCAGATTTTGCTAGTATGACAGGTGCAGGACGGAATACCAGGAGTAGAAACTCTATCAATAAGCCGTTTGGCGAAGACCCTATGAAAAATCCTTTCTCTGAGGCTCTTGAAAGTGAGCTCTCTAAGCAGTTTGGAAGCAATGTCCCATCTGAAAAGCCAAGACTTGACAGAGGCATGGTCTCGACCCTCAATCAGCTCAAGGGAAGTATAGATATAAGAACAAGAGGCGTCCTGGCAGAGGACGTTGAAAATGGATTCGATTTAGATTTCGAAGACAAAGAGAGTGATGATGGCTAAACACAATAAGAAGCGCAACGTTGGAATCATCTATGAGCAGCTCTTGCTCTCTATGTCCAGCGCGATTGTTGAGAACGATATGACCAAGGTCGAAGCGATCAAGGGCGTAATCAAGAAACACTTCAAGCAGGGAACTGAGCTATACAGGGAGTTCAGGCTGTTCAACGCGCTGGTGAAGACCACGGTTCCATCTGACTCTCTTGCGGCCAGAATCTTGGAAGAGTCCATGAAGGCATCGAGGAACCACGATCCAGTGCGCCTTGAGAGAGAAAAGTCCCTACTGATCAAGGACATCAACTACATCATCAATGAGTCGAGCTTCTACGATCAAAAGGTGAACGCTTATAAGTCTTATGCCACGATACAGACTCTTCTTAACAACTGGCGTGGACAGAGCCCAGATATTGCAATCACTGCCGAGTATGAGTCGAAGGTGTTTGGCATGCTACGCGAGCAGAAGTCAGTCCAGGAGCTCAGCAAGGAGCCAAAGGCTGACAAGCTTACACTACGGATAATGCAAGAGAAGTTCAATAAGAAGTATGGCTCCATCCTGAACGAGGAGCAGTCTGAGCTGATGAGATCGTACATCTTTGGAGATGGCACCAGGGCCAGAAAGATTATGGGATCAATCAAGGAGTCTGCTGAAAGGAGCTTAAACACATACAAGAGAGAGTGCGGAAATAAGGTCTTGCTTGAGAAGATTGACAGGGTTGAGTCGGGAGTGAAGTATCTCGATGAGAGCATCCTCGATGACGATCAAGTATCAAGGTTCCTGCTGCTCTCGAAACTCAAGGATGAGATATTGGAGTCAAAGGATGCAGAATAACCTAAAACTGATCACGGATTGGGCTCCATTTGAGTACACCGTAAGCCAGATCAAGGAGTCCCGTGAGAAGAACGGCGGCAAGATTGTGATGAAGGGGATCTTGCAGAAGTCTGACACCCTGAACCAGAACGGCAGAGTCTATCCAAGAGTGATTCTGGAGAGAGAAGTCAGGAACTACCAGAAGTTCATCAAGGAAAACCGCGCACTCGGTGAATGTGATCACCCTGAGTCTTCGGTAGTTGAGCTCAAGAACGTCTCGCATATTGTGAGAGAAGCCCACATGGATGGAGATGTATGCTACGGCATTGTCGAGCTTCTAGACACTCCATCGGGAAAGATCTTGCAGAGCCTCGTTGAGTCTGGTGTCACACTAGGAATCTCTTCTCGCGGCGTGGGTTCCACAAAGCGCGAGGGAGACTACCAAGTTGTGCAAGATGACTTTCAGCTCATCTGCTGGGACTTTGTCTCAGAGCCATCAACTCCAGGCGCCTTCATGATGCGAGAAGGTGTTGAGGTCTCACGCCGAGATCTCAACAGGGTCTTCAATAAGTCAGATAGAATCGACAGGATCTTCAATGACATCCTGGATTGGAAGAAATAATGTCTATAAATTGGGCCAACGTCAATCACAACTACGTTCCTGAGTACCAACAGTCAGTCGTGCCATATGTGACTTCCTCGGTCACAACTGCAAACGGAATAACCTCAGTACAGTTTCCTTATGTGACAAGGTGGATTGTTGTAAGCAACCAGGGCACTAGTGCTACGAGAGCAGTGGCAGACAACCTCGCGTTTGGGTTCTCAGTCACTGGGTCTTCTACTGGAAACAAGTTCATTGTTCAAGCTGGCCAGACAACCCAGAGGCTCGAAGTCAAGTGCACCACTCTGTTCTTCTCTGGCTCTTCTGCGGCGGTGCCCTTCAGCATTCTTGCGGGTCTTACTAACATACCTGCTGGAAATCTTCCAGCCTTGAGCGCCTCTAACGGCGTGGCGGGAGTTGGCTAAATGTCTAGGATCTCGCGAGAAGATCTCAAGTCAATAGTCAAGGAGTGCCTTGTTGAAATACTCAGCGAGGGGCTCGTCTCAAGCGCAAATAAAGTGAATGAGTCTAAGTCTGCAAAGTCTGCTTCACAGCCACGACACAGCGTCCAGAATAAGATGCCTGACCAAGCTGAATTCAGGAAGAAGCTGGCTGAAAACGTCAGAGTTGGTCCGCCTCAAGTGAATCACGCAAAGAATATTGCAAAGGTCACAAGTGACCCGATTCTTGCAGAGATACTTGCAGATACCGCAAATACAACACTTGTGCAGATGATCCAAGCTGAAGGTCGCCAGCCAGTAGCGGGACCAGCTGACTCTGCCACGATGAAGGTCATGAATTCTGATCCCATGGATCTCTTCGAAGGCGCAGGAAGCTGGGCCGATCTAGCATTTGCCCCAAAGAGGGGAGGCCCTCTCTAACTAATGTCAGATTCTCCCCCAGGAGAATATGTAGTTTTGCTGTTTAGCAGGAGTATCAATGTCAAGCAACGCAAGAACACTAACCCCCGCACTTCTTCGAAAGATTGTTCTCGAAGAGAGGGCCAAGCTCATGGAAGTTCTCGAGACCGGCAAGGAACACCCCGAGGATGTCACGCCAGACGAGACGGACGCCGATGGTTATGCAGGCACCCTTGAGAAGGACATCGACCACTACAAGGCTCTAAAGATCCACGAGGCTCGCCTCCGCAGGCAGCTTGGTAAGATCTCTGAGGCCAAGTCACGCCTCGGACGTAAGATCCGTAGAAACGCTTAATCTGGAGTAAATTATGCCAACAGGAATACAGGGAACAGTGCAGATTGTCCGCAATGAGGACACCGCACTATCAAAGTCGAACACAGCAACAATAAAAGCCTGCTTTCCTGCTAACCCCGTTGGCGTGGAAGAGCCACTTACTGTTGCCGCAAATAGGCTCGAGAGCAAGCTCCACCAAAATTACCAAACAAACGTTCTTGATGCTGACGTTGAAAACAGCCTGTTTGGTGGCACCGTGAGCATGGACTACTCTAAGAATGGAGCTCCCGACTGGGGAGATGTTGCGACAGGCGCAGGTGGACTTCCAGGGTCAACTTGGGTTCCGAACCCAGTTTCACCCGGACCAGGAAGCATCAATCCTGCAGACAAGGGGGCAGCACCAGAAGGCTACGGTACAACCGCCACAGACTCTTCTTATGGAGTCTACGCGACCTCTCCAGCCGGAGCTCCTTCTGAGGCGTCGAAGAAGCAGTCAGCTTCTAAGCTAGGCGACTACTTGTCAGGTAAGTCAGCAGGATCGAGGTAACGTGAACCACTACTTCAGGGACAGCAAGGGTATCCACTCTGTCTCTGGAAAGGGCCACGCTAACAACATACCAAACGCCTCTGACGCGAGGACGGACCTGGGTTATGGGACGCTTAAAGCAAAGTTCCATAACCCTCGTTCGTATTTCCAATATGACTACACTGAATCTCCAGCAGAAGATACTGAAGCTGCCGATGAAATAGACGATGAAACGTATGAAGCAGTGCTCACCCGTCTCTCTTCTTATAATCCTGGAGATCCTTACGCAAAGAACAAGGTCAACCCGTTCACGCTTGCAGGTGCAGCAACAAAACTATCGGAAACTTCTACCGCTAAAGGAATGGTTCCTTTTCCAAGAATGTACCAAGGACGCCAGGCTGTTGCTGGCGGTACCGCACCGATGTATCCGCAAGGACCAACTGACGGTTTCACATCAAGAATCAGGCCAACTGGCACTAAGCGAGGTTTTTCCTCTGCCCCATATCCAGAATTCGAAGACTGCGATGAAGATCCAATGTCGCTGTCAGATATCATGGAAAAGGACCTAGATGATGAACACCTTGACGATATCTTGAGGAAAACCCTCAAGGTCACATCTCAGAATCGCAGGTAGCAAGGAAATCTTCTGCTGCGCGTAATAGATAATCTACAGAAATTCTTTTGAGGACGGAATGAGCATCAACATATTCCAAGAAGCAGTCATTGAGGCGAGGCAGCTCAGAGAGCTAGCTGAGAGCAATGCAAAGAACAAGATCCTCGAGGCAGTGACCCCGAGGATCCAGAGGCTCATCGAGGCCGAGCTAGTCGGCGACTCTGACTCTGACGAAGCAAGCGATTCCATGGACATGGAGATGCCCGATGAGGCGACTCCTGAGCCTGAAACAACTGGCGGAGAGTCAATTGATCTCTCCAGCCTAGCCATGCCCTCCGCAACTGACTCGGGATCAAAGCTCTCGATATCAGTGCAGGGCGATCTCAATCTCAATGTTGAGGGTGACAAGTCGAACAAGAACCTGATCCTGAGTAAGGAGAGCCTAAACAGGTCTTCGGCCAAGTCTCGAATCCTCAAGTTAGCTGGCAAAGTTATCAATCTCCAGGAAGCGCTCAAGGGAGTCGATCTCCGCAGAGTGTCTTCTACCGAGAGGAAGACAGCAATCCTGTACTATGGCAGGCTGCTACACGAAATGGCAACTTTGCTGAATAGCAGTATAGTTATGACAGAGTCGAAAGGCTCTAGGCTCAAGAGACTTTTGAACGCAACACTTTTGGAGATTAAGACAATGGCTAACAGAAGAGATACAGCGGCTTTCAGGAAGCTGTTCCTTGAGATGGTCGGCAATGAAGGTATGCACGGCGAGGGCATGCACGGTGATGAGGGCATGCACGGTGATGAGGGCATGCACGACGAGATGTACGAGGCCGACGACGAAGAAGAGGGCGGTGACGAGCTCGATCTCGGCGACGAGGAAGAGGGCGGTGATGAAGAGGCAGGTGGCGATGTTGATGTCGACGCCGTGAAGTCTGCCGTTGAGCAGCTCGCCTCTGCAGTCGGCATGGAAATCGGCGGCGGTGAGGAAGAGGGCGGCGAAGAGGGCGAGGAAGAGACGGTCGAAGAGGCTGTCCGCCGCGCCACCCGCCAGCTTGTCGAGGCCCGCAAGAAGTCTGAGGCTGCCAAGAAGAAGGAAGCCGACAAGAAGAAGAAGATGAAGGAAGCCGACAAGAAGAAGGAAGCTGCCAAGAAGAAGGAAGCTGCCAAGAAGAACGAGACCCGTTTCCGCGCGCTCCGCGCGATGGGACTCATGGAGGCCTCTGCCCACGATGAGGAGGACGAGATGTACGAGGCTGATGACGAGGGCATGCACGAGGCCGATGATGAAGGTGATGACGAGGGCATGCACGAGGCAGACAAGGACGAGAAGGTCTATGAGATCGACGAGTCAATGATCCGCCGTGAGCTCGGTCGCCTCCGCAACCTCCGCGAGAGCCGTCGCCCAGTAGCACGCCGGGGTCGCCGCCTCTATGAGGGCGAGGCCGTTGCAGCCGCTGGATCGTTCGGTGGTGGCGAGGCCGGCGACGAGATGTTCGTCGATGTCGATGAGGACACTCTCCTCAATGCCCTTGCCGACGAGATCGGCGACGCACCAGTGCCGAAGATGGCCGCTGAGTCGCGCCGGCGCAACGCCCACGCGCAGCGCAGAGCCCAGGTCGCCGAGGCGGCCGTGGACAAGCTCAAGCGCCAGATTTCCGAAATGAACCTTTTCAACGCGAAGCTCCTGTTCGCCAATAAGCTCATGCAGAATCGTGAGCTTTCGAACAACCAGCAGCGCGCTGTGGTCGAGGCGCTCGACGGCGCCAAGACAATCCGTGAGGCCAAGCTTCTCTATGAGAGCCTGAGCTCCTCACTCCGTAAGTCGTCAACCAGTGGCTCTCTAACCGAGAGCAACAACAGACTGCTCGCATCTTCTTCCAGATCAACCCGGTCCGGTGCTCCGGCCAACAATGGTGTTGAGGTGGACCGCTGGGCAACTCTCGCCGGCCTCAAGAACGGCGAGTGATTTCGAATCTATAACCCAATCAGGAGTATAATAACATGTCTAAGTTTTCATTAGACCAGCTGACTGAGGGGATTCGCCAGCGCCACGTTGGCACCCAGAACCGTCACCTGGTAGAGAAGTGGAGCCGCACCGGTCTCCTCCGTGGTCTCGAGGGCACAGGCCGCGAGAATATGGCAACCCTCCTGGAGAACCAGGCCGCCCAGGTCCTCCGCGAGGTCAACTCACTCGGTTCAGGTGGCGCCGGTTCCACTGATTCCGGTGACATCCGTGGATTCCAGAACGTCGCGTTCCCGATCGTCCGCAGGGTGTTCGGCGGACTCATCGCAAACGAGCTCGTCTCGATCCAGCCGATGAGCCTCCCGTCAGGCCTCCTGTTCTACATGGACTACACCTATGGCACAAACCAGGGTGGATCTGATGGCGGATCAGCAGTGTACTCCACTGGCTCTTCCATCTACCAGAGCCCGACAGGTAAGGGCATCCAGAGCGGCTCGCTCGGCGTTGGCGGTCAGTACGACCTCGCTGGATCGGGCTACTCCAGGGTCAGGACGCTTTCGGTTGGAGGAATCTCCGTAGCGTCGGCTCGCGGTTCTTTCCGTGGTGGTACCTCCCTCACTGCCGGTGCTGCTGCGGTCCTCACGGGAACCGATGGCCGTCTCCTCGGATTCGACCCGCAGGTCACCAACGCAATCGAGAACAACTCGGCCGGCGCTGGCGCTGCAACAGGCGATGCTACTTACTCATTCGTGTTCGTGCCGATCACGGCAGGGGTCTTCTCCAACGTTGACCTCACGATGGCTAAGGATCTGGCTCTTGTCTCGGCAACTGCGGCTCTTGGCACCCTGAGCGGCCTCGCGCCGATCGGCAACGACATCCAGCAGGGAACTGGCGTCTACAACGTCCGTCGCCTGAATGAGGTCGGAACGTTCTCCGGCGGGGTCTTCACGGCAAATCCGCTGATTACCTCTTCTACGGCGAACGCCGTCGTGAAGATGGTCGTCTCCGGCGCGCTCAGCACCGACACGCTCACCACGAGCTTCAAGGTCGACTACGTTGTTGGTGACCAGCTCAATGTCGGAGCAAACGGTGATGCACTCACGATCCCGTCCTTCGAGTCGACGTTCAGCACCGGCGCGGCCAGCCCAACGATCCCCGAGATCGACATCAAGATCGAGTCGATCGCGGTAACCGCTCAGACCCGCAAGCTCCGCGCTCGCTGGTCACCGGAGCTGGCGCAGGACCTCAATGCATACCACTCGCTGGATGCTGAGGTTGAGCTCACCCAGATCCTCTCCGAGCAGATCGCGCTTGAGATCGACCGCGAGGTCCTCAATGACCTCGTGACCGGCGCCAAGACGAACTTCTTCTGGTCCCGCTCGCCGGGCAAGTTCGTCAACAAGCGCTCAGGCGCCGAGGTTGCACGTGGCAACACGCTCAATCCGGGCCCGGCCTTCACCGGTACGGTCCGCGAGTGGTACGAGACCCTCACCGAGACGATCATCGACGTCGCCAACGAGATCCACAGGTTGACCCTGCGTGGCTCGGCGAACTTCATCGTGGTCTCACCTGAGGTCGCCACGGTTCTCGAGGCCTCCGTCCTCTACCGCCCGAACTACAGCATCGACGGCTCCGGCCAGGTCGGCGCTCCGTTCACCATCGGCGCAGAGAAGGTCGGTACTCTCTCGAACCGCTTCACGGTCTACAAGGACCCGTACTTCCCGCGTAACAAGATCCTCGTCGGTTACAAGGGCGGAAGCTACCTGGAGACTGGATACGTCTACGCTCCGTACGTCCCGCTCATTGTCACCCCGACGATCTTCGCTCCGGAAGACTTCACGCCGCGCAAGGGTGTCATGACCCGCTACGGCA